GCTTGTGTTTGGGTGGAGCGAACAAGGGGAACAAGCGAGTGTGTCCATCAATCTGTTGGGTCAGATGCCGGACCGAATCGCGGAAGTGCAGGTCGTGAGTGAACCGCCCGACAAGTGAATATAACACCCATTGTGCGTCGCAGGGAAACTTATAATCAGCATAAGTTTTGCTTATGACAGAAAAGGATTCTTTTTCCTAGGCTTGGCACACTTTTTGAGGTAGGACCTGGCACCCCCTTTGCGGGTGGGCTTCGTTTACGATACCCCCCTCAAAAATTTTCCACCTTTTTGACCATGATAAACAAAATCAAAATCGGTCAAACTGTATCTTTAACAACCGCTGAGAGGAAGTTGGCCCACTTCATCGCCAAGAATCGCAACGGCAATAATCGTCATTTCAACATTACCAATTTGAAGATCAGCGCGCAGGATTCTGCGACTGTGGATTTGGAGGGTATATGCGGCGAGATAGCGTTCTGTAAGTTGTTCAACGTGTATCCTGATCTGGATACCGACCGCGATCCTCCGCATCCGCTCTACGACGCGACAATCCCACCACCGCCAGGATATCGCATCGATGTCAAAACGACCAAGTACGAGACTGGAAAGCTACTAGTCGATGCGCGCAAAGGCCCGAAAACCGATAGCGTTGATTTCTATGTGCTAATGACCGGCTCATTCCCAGGTCCGTACACATACCGTGGCATGATAGCGCGGGAGACGATCATCGCACCTCATCGGATTGAGACAATTAAGGGTTATCGCTCATACGCCGCCATCCAGTCAGAGTTGGTGGCCAACCCTATGGACGACACATTTTAATTGACGCGATAAGCATTTCTATCGCTCCATCCCGCGTAACGACCTTAAGCAGGGCCACGGATTGGTCATCCGTGGCAAACGTCTAAGCGGCAATGACACTCCGCATCGGAAGCGGTTGGATAATCAGCCACCGTGTGGTGGATGGATAGCCAGCCATAACGCAGATAACGTCGGTTTACATTTTTCATCTCATGTCTTGTCCTAATGTCTTCAACGCCTTTGCGGTGGCTACCGAGTCGCTCGCTCAGGACGTTTATAAACGCGCCTCGTACCGCTCGATGTGGCTCAACATGATTGAGCGCGGCGAGTATCCCCAGGGTACTGGCTTGACCCAGACCTCGTTCACCACCACCTCTATTGAGCCGACTGCGGCTGAGGAGTGGTCGGCCATTACCCTTGCGAGCGGTAACCCCGGCGACAACGGTGGCGCTTGCGATGTCACCTATAGCGAGGTTCCGGTCGGCTACAATGCCGTCACCTGGAGTCCTGAGCGTTTCGCCCTCAAAGGTCCGCTCCTGTGTAAGGACGATCTGACCTTCGATCATCGCGTCGAGGCGTTCTTGCGCGTGTACTTGGAGAAGCTCTCGATCCGCGCTCAGCGTTCTTGGGAGACTCGTTACCAGAACACCTTCGCCAAGTTCGCCATCAAGGCTGTGGCCGACTCGTCCTTCACTCAGGTTGAGACGATTCCGTCTGGCGTGAATGAGTTCCCCTGGATTCAAACCGGCTCCGCTGGTCAGGCGCTCAATCAGTCTACCTCTGAGCTGACTCAGGAGATGCTCGATGTCGCCGCCGCCACGTTGATCCGTAACGGCGCGACGAATCCCGATAGCTCCGGTTTCATCAGCTACTCCAGCGATGGTCCGATCTTCCCGTTGTACATCGGCTTGGAGGCTTCGCAGCGCATCGCTCAGAACAACCCCGCGTTCCGCGATGACTTGCGTTTCGCTGATCAGGGCAGTGGCGCTGGAGCGGAGTTGCTCAAGCGCATCGGCGCGAATCGGGTGATTAAGAACTTCCGGCATGTGCCGAATCTGTTCCCGCCCCGCTTCACCTACGCCGGTGGCAAGTACACGCTGGTTCAGCCGTTTACCAGTGCTTCCGGCACCAAGGGTACGGTGTTCAGCGTCAACCCGAGCTGGACGACCGCTCCGTTCGAGGCCGCGTTCATCGTCACCCCGTACGTCTTCAAGTCGCACATCGTGCGTCCTGTGAACCGCGTTGGTGATTTGAGCTGGATGCCGACCAACTACATGGGCGAGTGGCAGTGGGTGACTGGTGCCTACAAGTTCAATACGGACTGCGAAGATCCGCTGGAGAAGAAGGGGCAGCATTATGCTGAGTTCGTTCACGCGAGTGAGCCTGTTTTCACTAACCAGGGTATGACGATCATCTTCCGCCGCTGCACCGGCGCTCTGACCCAGATCATTTGCAGCTAACGCTTCGCGGATCATCTGACGCTAAGCATTCAAAAGATCCGCAGGTCGAAAGGCTTGCGGGTTTTTTGTTTTCACGCATCATTGCGGCTCGGTTTAGTTTTGTGGTATCATACGTTCGCCCCTCATCAGCGTGTTGCGCGCTGGTGGGGGGTTTTTGGCATTGACAGAGTAGGCCACAAAGTGATGCTCCCCGTATGCCGGTATTTACCATCCCCGAAGGCGTTGAAATCCCCGAGAATCTGAAGGAAGGCGAGGCTTTCCAGACGATGGCGACTATCGTTCTTGGCAAGGGCGGCAAGGCTGAGGTCATCGAGATTGATGGCATGGTCATCCCAGGCTACGAGAGTAAGTCGAAGGGCAAGAAGATGGCTGAGCGTGGTGAGGAGGAGTACGAGGAGGAGGAGGTTGCTGAGGGCGGCGGCGGGGAGGGTTTCATCGCCGAGGTGATGCGCCGTGGTTCTGGTCCGATGGCCTAAATTGTAAATCGATATGCCAAACATCACATGCGACGAGGCGGAGACGCTGATCAATGAGGCGGCGTCGCTGGGATGTCGTTCTCCATGGGAGGTTGAGCTGGCGAAGCTGGCTCTGGAGAATCGCATTGCCGCGTATCTTCAGGGCGGTGGCGCGACGCGCGGAACGTATCGGAGCGTGAGCGCGACGGGTAATGTCACGAGTGGTGATTATCTTCTGCTCTGCGATTCAACCGCTGGCGCGGTGACGGTTACGCTGCCTCCGGCTGCGCTTGTTCCGGGTCGGATCTATGTGTTCAAGCGGATCAATGCCGGTGCGAACAACGTGGTTGTTGACGGCTATGCGTCGGAGACGATTGACGGGGCGACGACGTACACGCTGAGTTCTCAGTGGGCTGGCGTGACGGTTATGAGCAACGGAACCGCTTGGTTCATCATCATCTGATATGGCTAACATCTCCTGCGCGGAAGCTGCTAATCTGATCGCCGAGGCTTATGGCGCTTCGTGCAAGAGTCCGCGCGAGCGTAATCTGCTGGAGATTGGCCTACTCTGGGAGGCTGCGACGCTTGGTGGAACGGCTGACATCACGGCGGACAACACGGTGATTACGGCTGACAGCACGATCATCACGGCGGACATGACCGAATTTCTGTAACTCGAAAAACAAATTATTTAATCAGATATGGCAAAGCAAACGATCAATATCGGAACAGCTCCGAACGACGGAACGGGAACGCCGCTTCGTACAGCGTTCGATTACTGCAATCTGAACTTCACGGAGCTGTACACGGCAGTCGGCCCGAGCGGCAACAACATCGTCGTTCCGGGTAACGCCACCATCACCGGCGATCTGACGGTGGATACGAACACGTTCTATGTTAACAGCGCGGCAAATCGAGTTTTGATCGGAACGCTGTCCGCTCTTGGTTCTGCCACTCTTTCAATCGCTGGCAAAACCCAAGCCGACACCGCTGTTGCTGGTGATGTCATTGGCAACTTTAACAACACCAGCGCGACTGGTTTTGGCTTTCGCATTGGCGGAGGTTCAGCAACTGGTGGATACGCTCTTAGCGTAAACAACAACACTGGTTCGGAGTTTCATCAGATTTCTGGAACTGGTATTGCCACATGGTCCAACGTCGGCGGAGTCGCTGGCACCGCCATGACGTTGAATGCTACGGGGCTGGGCGTGGGGGCGAGTCCCGCAAACGACAGGATTCTGTCGCTTGGTTCGATGGGAATCTTGCTCTCTGGAGCAACTTCAGATTTCAACTTCCGCAACTCTTCTGGTACTATAATTCAACGGATTCGGTACACTGACGCAATTGGAGGGTTGACCATTGGTTCAGCTAATACAACTTCTTATCAGATTGAACTTGGTGGAAGCACCACTGCTCGCGCTGTTACAATTGACTCCTCCGGCAACGTCGGCGTGGGGGTTACGCCGAGTGCGTGGAGTTCAACTTACAAAGCGTTGCAGGTTGGTGGTGGTGCTGCTTTGTTCAACAATGCAGCGGGGAGCAACAGTGCTTGGCTGACCTCTAATTTCTTTTTCAATTCGAGCAATGCCAACACGTTCATCGGAACTGGCTATGCGCTGATGTATCGCCAAGTCTCTGGCGAACACGCTTGGTTGACTTCGACCGCGTCCGGTACTGCTGGTGGAGCAGCAACCATGACGCAGATGATGACGCTCGACACGAGTGGGCGATTGCTTGTGGGAACTGTCACGAGTGGAACCGCTGCTGGTGATGGTGTTGTCAAACTTGGAGGCTACGGACACTGCATTTCTCAGACTGGAACGAGCATCGCCAGTGGATCGTCGATTGATCTTACGGTTGTGACTAGCGGTGCTGGTTATCAGGGATTCTTGTCTGTAGCCAACACTCAGATGGCTAGCGCAAACACTCGCACCCAAACCACCTATTCCGTGTTTGGTCGTGGAACTGCTTCCACAATCACGCAAATTGCAACCGCAAATGGTTCACTTGGTGGGGCTTCGTTCACAGTTACGACTCCCAGCAACGGAGTGATTCGTATCACGAACACTTCCGGTGCTGCTGCCAGCATCTCTGCTCAATTTTTTGGCGGAGCAAGCGCATAGTCTGCTGATTTTAACACATCAAACACACCGCACTACCATGACTACTATTAACTGGATCATTCAAAGCCTTCTCGTTCGCAAAGTCGAAGGCACTCTCACCGATGTCGTCATCACCGCCGATTGGAGGTGCAACGGCACCGAAACCACCGGCACCGGCGACGACGAGAAGACCTACAGCGGCACTTGCTACGGCAGCGCGTCGTTCGCTCCTCCGACCGAGAACTTCACGCCTTACGAGGATCTAACCGAGCAGCAGGTGCTGAACTGGTGCTTCGCTTCTGGAGTCGATAAGACCGCCATCGAAGCGAACGTCACCGCGCAGATCGAGAACCAGATCAACCCGCCGGTCATCGCTCCGCCGCTGCCGTGGGTGCCGGTTCCTCCTCCCCAGCCCGAGATGATCGTGCCTCCGATGCTGCCGCAGGTGACGCCGGTTTTGGTGACGCAGGCCGATTCCGAGCCGTCTTCGGCGCAGGAAATCGTTGCGCCAATTCAGGATGTCACCGATGCTCCGGCGGCATGATTAAAATTGAACTGACCATCGAACAAACCAACACCCTGCTGCAACTCGTAGAAATCGCGATGAAGGCTGGCAACATCAACAATGTGAAAGCCGGACTTCCTCTCTACGATCTGATCCTCGATTCAGCCAAGCAGCAGGCCCCTGCCGCTAACTAACACATCCACGCACGATGACGGACCACCACGCTTTTATCAGAGACATCTCAATAGGCGTCGGTGGTCCGGCCATCGGCATTTTGGGGAACGCGGTATTTACCGATCCGAATCTCAAGACTGCCTCATTGGCACTTGGCGCGTTCGCCGCGCTTCTTACA